ACATTTACTTTTAGAAATTAAATCTAAATATTCTTTATATTCTATATAATCCATAGCTAGTGTTTTTATCATTGCAAGTACAGGTACTCCTATAAACATTCCTACTACACCAAATAGTCCTCCTCCTACTGTAACTGCAAATATAACTAGTAAAGGACTAATTTTTAAATTATCGCTCAAAATTTTGGGATTTATTATATTAGCATCTATTTGTTGCAAAACTAGTATAAATATAAAAACAGAAAATGCTTTCCAAAAACCACCAGTGAATAATGTAATTATTATAGCAAATATAGTAGCAAAAATAGCTCCAAAGTAAGGTATCATATTAGCAAGGCCAATTAATGGACCGAGAATAAGTGCATATTTTACATCTAATATTACTAATACAATACTAGATAAAGTACCTACTAAAATTGCATCAAAGAATTGTCCACTGATGAATTGTAGGAAAATTACGGTTAATTTCTCTAAATACTTAAAAATAATTTTTTCGGTTTTTTCTCCTAAAATAGCTCTACAAAATCTTCTAAAAGCTTTTAAGATTTTTTCTTTATCTAATAATATGTAAACAGATAATATAATACCAACAAATAAAGAAAAAATAGCAGAAGCAAAATCAATAACGCCTTTAACTGAAGCCAAAATGGTATCGACATTTAAAAAATTTTGAAGATTATCAAATGAAATATTATCTAACATAGAATTAAAATCAATTCCATATAAGAAAGACTCTTCAGGTATATTTTTTAAATAGCTAACAGCATTACTGTAAAAATTAGGTATATTTGAAACTAATTCAGTTAAGTTATCATAAATAGTAGGAATAGCAAATTTTAAAAATAATGCAATTATAATGCAATAGATATTTTTATTTCACTTTTTTTAGTTCATTCTCAATAAATTCTTTTGATATAGATGTATAAACATCATTAGTTATAGTACTTCCTTCAACATGACCCACCAAATATTGAATAATTTTCATATCAACACCAGCTTCTCGTAACCTAGTAACATAAGTATGTCTTAAAACATGACTTGATAAATCTAAACTTGATATTTTGTATTTTTTATTAATTCGTTTTAACCAAGAATTTATTTCATAATAAGATACAAAAGTATTATTTTTATAATCCCAAAACAGTAATTTATGAATATTTGTTACTTTAGAATCCAGTTGCTCTTTCACAATTTGTTTTATCTCGTCATTCATTGTGATTATTCTTTTACCATTGTCAATATTAGTTCTTTTATTGTAAGTTTTTGTATGTTTTCCTAAAATTACTTTACCTTTTATATCTTTTGTTAATGTGTTAGTGATATTTAATGTATTAGCGTTGAAGTCAATATCATTTTTACAACGAGCTAATACTTCTCCAATTCTCATTCCTGTATCTAGTTGCAATAATACAATATTTCTATATTTATGATTTCTTTCTGTAGTATTTAATATTTTTCTTAGTTTATTTTCTTCAGTTATTGTTAAAGCTTCAACTTTTTTTGATTCTTTTGAAGATATTGGCTTTTTTAAAGTTTCATCATCCATAGGATTAAATATTATTTTTCTTCTTGAAATTGCTATTTTAAATGTCTTATTAAGCAATCTCCATGCCTTATCAATACTATTTTGAGCATATTTTTTTATATATTGTTTAGCCTCTTCTACATCATAAGCAGTTACTTTTTGAATAGGTTTATGAATGAAATTATCACAAGTAGTTTTTATTAAGTTTATAGTATATAAATCTCTTAAATACCCACTATCACTCGTAATTCCATCAATATGTTTTTGTTCAATATGCTTTTCTAATATAGTAATAAATGACTCATTGCTTTTTTCAATATATGTTCCTGTGTGAATACTACTTAATATATCATTGAAGCGCTTTTTGAAATCCCCTATTTTTTCATTTTTCTTTTGATAAACAGAATGTCTTTTGTTATTTTGAACATATTGCCCTACATATAATCCTGTTCTACTTGATTTGTAAACTGTTCCTTCTCCATTTCCTTTTTGTTTTTTACTCATAATAAAAATACCTCCATTTTCTTAAATTATTTTTAATAAACTATTGAAAATGAAAGTATTTTATTTTATAATAATACTATACACTTTCAATAGTGTTGAAGGGAAAATAAATGTCAGGTCGTGGTTGGTTTGAACATCTATTTTCCTGCTTTTTTATTTCTTTTTAAAATTTCTAATTGATTTTTCTACAACGCCAATTACTTTGACTGGTAACTTTTTGATTTCTTCTTTAGTAAAAATTCGAGATGGGTAATATGGATTAACTGCTCGTAGTTCAATGCCATTATTTTCTTTATATACTTTTTTTACAGTTGCTTCTTCCCCATTTATAAGTACAACACAGTTTTCACCATTTCTAAAATCATTTTGTTTGTGCACAATGACAGTATCTCCATCATCAAAAAGAGGTGTCATACTATCACCAGTTATATTTAAAGCATAGTAATTTTCTTTGTCAGTTCCATCTACTTTAAAAGAAATATAGTCAATTATATTTTCTTGCACCAAGTAATCATAACCTGCTTTAATGGTTCCGTAATATTGGAATAGGAGTAGTTTCTATATCAGATAGTGGAACAGCACCTATTTTTTTTAATGTATTTTCTGTTGATTGAGTCCATTCTTCTGCTGTAACATATTCTATTCGTTCCATAGGTACGTTTAATCCCATTAGCCAAGCTTCAGAGACGTCTAAAGCTTTTGCTAATAAATATACGCCGTCTTGCTTTGCTTCGTATTTACCATTTATATATTCACTTAATGATGATTTTGCTATTCCAGTTTTTTCTGATAATTCTGTTGCTCTTATATTTCTTATTTTCATAGCAGTATTTAATCTGTTAGAGAATGTATCAATTAAATCTTTCATAAGGAATACCTCCTCATACCTATTATAAGTGATTTTTCCAAAAAAATCAATGGTTTTAGGAAAAAAAATTAAGAAAATCGAATTTTTTTCATAAAAAGTATTGACATGTAATAAATAAAATGTTAATATATTTATAGTTCGAGAAAACGAACAGGAAGGAGGATATAAGAGAGTGGAAAATATAGAATTAAATCATGATAAACTAAAAGGAAAGATAAAAGAAGTATTAGGTACACAAAGTAAGCTTGCAGAAGAATTGCAACTAGATGAAACTACTATTAGTAATAAGTTAAATAGCAATACGTATTTTACACAAAAAGAAATTTTGAGAATATGTTCAATTTTAGAGATTTCACTTGATGATGTTAAAGAATATTTTTTTAAAGAAAAAGTTCGAGAAAACGAACAAAACTAAGGAAGGAGGCTAAAACAAATGAATAATTTACAACTAATAAAGTCAAGTAAATTTGGAGAAGTAGAATGTGATATCTACTCGAATGAAAAAGAAATGTTTATGACGAGTACACAGTTAGGAGAATGTTTAGGATATAGTGAGCCTAGAAAATCTATAAGTAATTTAGTAAATAGATTTTCATACTTAAAGGACAACGAGTTTTCGGGTGTCACTAAAATGATGACACCTTATATGGAGGGGGGACAAAATGGTGGCCCCCAAGAAACAAGAGTATTTACAGAAGATGGCATTTATGAAGTAACAATGTTAGCTAAAACAGAAAAAGCAAAGGAATTTAGAACATTTATAAGAAAATTTCTTAAATCATTAAGAAAAGGTGAAACAAAATTAATAAAAACATCAAATGAACAAGTACAACTATTAGAAATTAAAAAGAAAAATGCAGATGCAAGATTGAGAAATGCAAAAGTAAGAGAAGCTAAGTTTTTATTAGAGGTAGTTGATAAGTACAAAAATGTCTTGGCAGAGCAAAGTGTTGAATTATTAACTATAAATGCTATTGAAGTAATCAATGGAAAAGATACTTTGAAAAAGCCAGAACTACCAGAAACAAAATATTATTCTGCAACAGAGATAGGACAAGAGTTAGGCATAACAGCTAATAAGGTTGGAATTATAGCAAATGCAAATAATTTAAAAACAGAAGAATTTGGAAAGACAGTATTAAGTAAGTCAAGATATGGTCCAAAACAATGCCCAACATTTATTTATAATGCAAAAGGTAAAGAAAAAATAAAAGAATTAATTAATAAATAACCACGACCTGATAAGTAGAAGAAAGGAGGGAGAACATTGGAAGAAAAATTAGCAGAATTAATTGAAAATGCAGTTGCAAATGGAATAAGGCAAGGAATGAATAATAATACACAAAGTGTTGATGGAAAAGACCCATATGAATTATTAACAATAGAACAAGTATGTGAAGAATTTCACATTGGATTAACAAAGGCACGAAGAATGTTTAAAGACCCAGAATTTCAAGCACAAAGATATATGAGTCCACACAGGGTTGCACGAATATCAGTGCAAAAATATATGACAGTAAATAGAGATTATTTATGTGGAAAGGAGTAATTAAATGAAATTAACAAAAGTACAAAAAACAACTAGATTTATAGTTTATAAATTAAGAGACTTACTATTAGTAAGTATGGTAAGTGGGATATTACCGACATTAATGTTGGGTCAAATATATCAAATTTTAAATTTTTAGGAAGGAGGGTAAAAGTATGATGATTTTAATGATATTTATAATTTTGATTTTAATAGGTATTGCAGTTCACTATTATAGAGAACTTGAAAGGTCTGAAGAATATATTTTTGAATTAGAAAGTAGACCAAATGAGTCAAAAATAGCACTTGATAATAGAAAACTTAAAGAAGAATTAATAGAGTTAAGACATGATTACTATCAAGCAAATCAAACAGTAGTAAATTATGAATTGAAATTAGCAGATATAGAGAATGAAATTTCAAAGAATCAGTTTGGCAGTGTAAAGAATTTACAAAATAAAATAAAGACGATATTAGAAAACACCACACCTTCTAATATCGACTAAATGTTAATAAAAAATAAATCTATTTTTATATTAGCATAAAATTAAAAGAATGTCAAATGGGAGGAAGAAAATGGAAGAAATAAAAATTACAGGAAAAGGAACATATTCATTGTGGGGAAGATTTGAATTTGAAACAGAAGAAGGAAACATAAAAATGGATGCAAAGACCGCTTTAGAAATAGCCTATACACTATTTGATTGGGCAGGAAAAAATTGTGATATTTTAGATGAAGTAGATGAGGAAATGGAGTATGAAAATGGTTGAAGATTTAATAGAAGTAAAACAATTGCCGATAATAAAAGAGCAATTAAAAAAAGTTAGCAAAGAAATTGATGAAAAAGTAGAGAAAGCTACGAGTTTGATATGTACAGAAGAAAACAAACAAACTGTAAAAAGCGTAAGGTCAGATATGAAGAAGGAGCTAGAAGAATTTGAAACTAAAAGAAAAGCTATAAAAGAGCAAATATTAGAGCCGTATAATGAGTTCAATAAAATATATGAGGAATATATATCAAATAAATATAAATCAGCAGACAAGACTTTAAAAGATAAAATTGACAATATAGAAAAAGAACAAAAGAAAAAACTCGAAGATGAAGCTAGAAGATATTTTGAAGAATATAAAGCATCAAAAAATATAGATTTTATTACATTTGAAAAAATGAATTTAAAAATAGGAGTAAGTGATAATCCAACTAAGTTGAAAAAGCAGATTGTGGCATTTATAGATAAGATAGAGGAAGAATTAAATATAATTGAAACACAAGAACATAAAGCAGAGATATTAGTTGAATATAAGCAAACTTTAAATGTAAGTAATGCAATAACAACCGTAGTAAATAGATTCAAAGCTATTGAAGAAGAAAAAAAGAAAGATTTGAAAGAAAAAATAATTGAACAGATGTCGGAAGAAGCTGACAAAGCAAAAGGTATAACTCAAAAAGATAAAGAATTAGTAAAAGATTTTATTGACAGAGCAGTAGAAAGAGATAACATTTTAAAGGCACCAATAGAAGAGAAACAAGAAGAAATATTGACAGTAAGTTTTAAAGTAAAAGGAACTAGAACAAAGTTAAGATTATTGAAAGAATTTTTACAAAATGGAGGATATGATTATGAGTAATGAAATTGTTGAAAAAAAGGATAAAAAAGAACTAATTGTTGAGTACGAAGTAGAAGGGCAAAAGATAAAATTAACACCTAAGATAGTACAGGAGTACATTGTAGGTAGTAATGTTCAGATAACTAACCAAGAATTTAAACTTTTTACTGAGTTATGCAAGGTTAGAAAGTTAAATCCATTCTTAAGAGAAGCTTATTTAATTAAATATGATACAAAAGTTCCTGCACAATTAGTTGTTGGAAAGGATGCAATACTAAAAAGAGCAGTTTTAAATCAAAATTACGATGGCATGGAAAGCGGAATTATAGTGCAAAGAGAAGATGGAACAATAGAAGAAAGGCAAGGAACATTTAGATTAGGAGATGAACAACTTGTAGGAGGTTGGGCAAAGGTTTACAGAAAAGATTGGAGTCATCCAATTTATTCAAGTGTAAGTTTTAGTGAAGTAGCTCAAAAGAAAAATGGAGGGCAATTAAATTCTAATTGGAGCACTAAAGGTGCAACAATGGTTGAAAAAGTTGCAAAAGTAAGAGCATTAAGAGAGACATTTGTTGAAGATTTAGCAGGAATGTATGAAGTTGAAGAAATGCAACAAGAACTTTCTACTCAAGATGTAATAGAAATGCAAGTAGAAGATGAAGAACAGATAGAAGAAACAAAAGAGGTAACAATGAATGAACTATAAGATTGTATCAAGTTGTAGTACAGGGAATGCAGTTATATTAAGAGATATTATCTTAATTGATTGTGGAGTTACATTTAGAAGATTAGAAAAATATTATAAAAAATTAAAATTAGTGCTATTAACACATATTCATTCGGATCATTTTAAAAAAGCAACAATTAAGAAATTAGCAAAAGAAAGACCAACTTTGAGATTTGCTTGTTGCAAGTGGTTATTAAAACCATTACTTGAGTGTGGAGTATTAAGGAAAAATATAGATGTATTGGAAATTGGGATAAGGTATGATTATAAGATATTTAAGGTTGTAGCATTAAAATTGTATCATGATGTACCGCAATGTGGTTATAGAGTTTTGTTTGATGATTATAAAGCTATTTATATGACAGATACAAAAACAGTAGAAGGGATAAGTGCTAACAATTATGATTTATATCTTATAGAAGCTAATTACGATGAAGATGAGATACAAGAAAGAATAAAACAGAAACAAAAAGAATGTCAATTTGTATATGAATTTAGAGCAAAAGAAAACCATTTAAGCAAACAACAGGCAAGCGAATTTTTATTAGAAAATATGGGAGAAAATTCAGAATATGTATTTATGCATGAACATGTTGAGAGGTAAATATGGAGTTTGAAAAATTATATATGTTTAATCCTTTTACGATTCAAAATGCAGATAGTGAAAAAATAGCTGATACTTATATAAAATTACAAAATGAATTAAAAGAAAGTGCAGACACTGGATTTGAAATATCAAAAAATATAGAAATATATGCAAATATGAATTATTTAATAGGAGAAATGATTGCTAGAATACAACGAGAGTATGATGGTTTAAAAACTGAAATTAGTATTGCAGAAAATAAGCAAATTTATATTAGCAGAAAACAATGGCAAGAAACACATACAGAAAAAGCACCAGCGATGAGCTATTTTGAAGCTATGGCAAAAGAATTTGTAAAGGAAGAGAGTAAAAGGTTGGCAGAATTAGGAGCAAGATTATTTCGATTTAAGAAGGCTTATGAAAGTATAGATAGCAAACAAAATGCTTTAAAAAAGAAAATAGAGGCGATAAGATATGAGCTTTAATATAGTAACAGAATTAAGTAGTAGTTTCCACCCCTACCCTAAAAAGCCTAGGATTAAAAATAAGAAACTTTTAAAAGATAAGAAAAGAATTTGTCAATTCTGTGGTAGAAGGGATTATACAGATAAGCATCACATAAAAACAAAGGGTAGTGGTGGAGATGATATAAAAGAAAACCTAGTAGAGCTGTGCCGAAAATGTCACAGTTTAGTACATGCAGGTGTTATTGAAAAAGATGAGTTATTGAAGATAATAAGAAAATAGAAATACTAGAGGAAGGAGAAGGAAAAATGTGGCAAGAAAACGAATGATAGACCCAAGTTTTTGGATAGATGAAAAGTTAGGTGAATGTACAGTTAATGAAAGAATGCTTTTTATGGGGTTGATTAGTAATGCTGATGATGAAGGATATGGCAGAGCGAATCCGAAGTTAATTAAGTCCTTGATATTTCCATATGACGACTTTAGAGCTTCCGATATTGAAAAATGGCTTTCCCGATTAGGCGGATTAGATATAGTAGTTTTGTTTAAGTATAATGGGCAGACCTACTACAATCTCCCTAATTTTCTGAAACATCAAACTATTAATAAGCCTACAAAATCAACGTTTCCACATATTGAAGATGAACGGTGTTGAACTATTACGGTAATACTACGGTAGTAGTACCGCCTAAAGGAAAAAGAAAAGAAGATAATAGAAAAGAAATAGAAGAGAAAAGAAAAAGAATAGTCGAAGTATATAATCTTTTTTGCACAAATCTTTCTCAAGTTCAAAAGATAACTGATAAAAGGGAGAAAGCTATTGATAATTTTTTGAAAGAGTTTTCTATTGAGCAATTTGAAGAAATATGTAAAAAAGCTAATAGTTGCGATTTTCTGATTGGAAAAAATGATAGAAAATGGAAAGCTGATTTTGATTTTTTGATGAGAGCTGATAAAGCGACAAGTGTTTTAGAGGATAAATACAATCAAAACAATAACAATCAAATTACTGGAAATGTATTTGCAGATATAGGAAGGGAGGAAGGAGTATTTTGAATAGAGAGAATGTTATAAAAGTATTAGCTTATTTAAAAGTAGCATATCCTAATTTTTACAAGAATATGTCAAGACAAGAAGCTGAAGAAACAATAAATTTATATCAAGAAATGTTTCCTGATTGTGACATTAGTATTGTTACGGTAGCAGTAAAAGAGTGGATACAGAAAGAAAAATTTCCTCCAACAATAGCAGATATAAAACAAAAAATATATGATTTAACAACAGAGAAAAGAACAGCAACTGATTTGTGGAATGAATTAGTAAGTGCAATTAAAAATGGAAATTATGGAGCTAAAGAAGAATTTGAAAAGTTGTCAGATGAAGTAAAGGCTTTTGTGAGAGAGCCAGCGCAATTAAAAGAAATGGCGAGCATGAAAAGTGATACTATTCATTCAGTAACGAAAGGACAGTTTTTCAAACAAATAGAAGTAATACAAGCGAGAATAAAAGAGGAAAAACAAATGTTACCTGAGACAAGAAAAGTACGAGAAATGGCTTTAAGTGTAGGACAAGATGTTAATGGATTATTGAATAGCTAGGAGGAGTTATATGAAAGATTTGATAAAAGTTGAAATGAATGAAAATCAAGAACCAATTGTAAGTGGTAGAGAGTTGCATGAGGTTTTAGAAGTGGAAACAAGATATAATGATTGGTTTCCAAGAATGTGTGAATATGGTTTTTCTGAAAATATTGATTACAAAACGATATATCAAGATAGAGAAGGTAACGTACTCAAAAATGAGTATGCTGAGAAGTTAAGTAAAAATCAAATGAGTGCTAGAGGAATTTCAATAAATCATGCAATTAAATTAGATATGGCAAAAGAAATAGCCATGATACAAAGAAATGAAAGAGGAAAAGAAGTAAGAAAGTATTTTATACAAGTTGAAAAAGATTTTAATAGTCCAGAAAAAATTATGGCAAGAGCTTTAAAAATTGCAAAAAACAAGTTAGATGTTTTACAGTTAGAAAATACAGAACAAAAGAAATTGTTGGAGGAACAAAAACCAAAGGTATTATTTGCAGACTCAGTTCGAACGAGTAAAACGAGTGTTTTGATTGGAGAGTTAGCAAAGATAATAAAACAAAATGGACATGATATAGGGCAAAATAGATTGTTTGAATGGTTAAGAAATAATAATTATTTAATAAGTCGAAAAGGAACAGATTATAATATGCCAACACAAAAAGCTATGAATTTGGAATTATTTGAAGTAAAAGAAACAAGTATAACGCATAGTGATGGACATATTAGCATAAACAAAACACCTAAGGTAACTGGTAAAGGGCAGGTGTATTTTGTAAATAAGTTTTTAAAAGATAGAGTTATAAGTTAGGATTTAAGATGTATCATATAACACAAAAGGATAAAACAGAAATATTAAAGATACTATTTGAACATGACTGTAAATGTAAGATGAGTGATTTAGTGAAAGAATATAGTTATTTGAATTATAAGAAGAATAAGAAAGAAAAAATAAGAGAAGTAATAAGGAAGTTGAATAAAGAGTTAAATGAAGTTATTGAAGTACAAATAATTGAAATTAAAGGATATGTGGAGATTATATTTTAGAAAAACAAAGGAGGAGATTAACGAATGAAAATATATGGAATATACGATTTAGATAATAAAGAACAATGTTTAAAAGTTGGAGACATAAGAGAAATAATTAATTTTTTAGGGGTTACTGCAAGAGGATTTGGCAGGATAATAAAAAATAGAATATATAAACACAGATATGAAGTTTTATGTGTATATGAAGAAATGGAGAAAATTAATGAGTAGATTTTTATCTATAAATGAAGATGAAATTATAGAGGAGGAAAATAAATGATTGAAGTAGGAGATAGAGTTACATATAAAAATGATTATGAAATAACAACTAAAATTATTTTAAGTATAAATGATTTAGATTTATTTTTAGATAAGATTAAGGATAAAACAATATTAAAGCTAAGAGTTATGGTGTTAAGATTGAAGATAATTATTGTGGGCAAACATTAAAGAAAAAATATTAGAAATAACAAATGAGGAGGTAAAAGATGAGTAAAGCAGATGAGATGCTTGAAAAATTAGGTTATATAAAATATTTAGATAATGAAGATACACTTATTTATAAATATGAAAGAGAAACATTTAGAGTAAGTCTTACATTTGATAAAAGGTCATTTAAAAAGACATTTTTTGCAACAGAGAGTTTATGGATTCCAAATAATAGTGAAACTTGGTATATACAAGATTTTAAA